CGGATCGATCTGAACTGATCCGCGCAAGCACTGCAACCTTGCGCAAATTTGCGCAAGGTTCTCGCCACAAGCACAGGAGAGCAAGCCATGCCAGCGGCCACACGATTGGGCGACACCTGCACTGGGCACGGCCCTTGGCCAGCCCGCGCCAACACCTCAGCCAGCCCCGACGTGTTCGTCAACGGGCGCGGCTGGCATCGCGCGGGCGACGGCTGGGCGGTGCATTGCCGACCAGGGCCAGACCCCGCATGCCATAGCAGCGCCCTGGGCGCTGGCAGTGCCAGCGTGTTTGTCAACGGCAGCCCCGCCGGGCGCGTAGGCGATGCGGTGGCCTGCGGGTCAAGCGCCGCCAGCGGCAGCGCCAATGTGTTTGCGGGGTAGCAATATGCTCGGAACCCACGCCCAAACCGGCCAGATCTTGGCCGGCATAGACCACCTGCGCCAGAGCATCCGCGACATCTTGAGCACCCGCATTGGCACGCGCGTGATGCGCCGCGACTACGGCTCGCGCCTGCCGGCTTTGGTGGACAACCCCATGACGCCACGCCTGGCCATGGATCTGTATGCGGCCACGGCTGAAGCCCTGGCGCGCTGGGAGCCGCGCTTCCAACTCACGCGCGTGCGCATCGCATCGGCCACGGTCGGGCGCGTGGTGCTCGACCTAGAGGGCATCTACTTGCCCGATGGCCGGGCCACTTTGATCAACGCACTGGAGGTGTGAATGAACACGCTCAGCGATCTGTCCAGCCTGCCCAGCCCAGCGGTGATCGAGGCCCTGTCCTACGAGGCGATCTTGACCCAGATGCAGGCCGATCTGCAGGCCCGCTACCCAGGCTACACGGCGCTGCTGGCATCCGACCCGGCCATCAAGATACTGGAGGTGGCCGCCTACCGCGAGGTGCTGCTCAGGAGCCGCATCAACGCGGCGGCCAAGTCCTCGCTCTTGGCCTTTGCCACCGGCAGCGACCTGGACCATCTGGCCGCCTTTTACGGCGTGACGCGCCTGCCCGATGAGGCCGACGAGGCGCTGCGCCTGCGCACCCGCCAGCGCCTGATCGGCTTTGCCAACGCCGGTGGGGCATCGCATTACCGCTATTGGGCGCTGTCGGCCTCACCCGAGGTGGCCGATGTGGAGGTTGATAGCCCGCGCCCGGGCCTGGTGCGCATCAGCGTGCTGGGCAAAGCACACGTCGTGGGCGACGCGCAGACGGTATCGGATGCCGCGCTTGAGGCGGTGCGCGCGCTGGTGCTGCGCGACGACATTCGGGTGCTCACCGACACCGTCGAGGTGCTGCCCGCCGAGCTGCTGCACGTCACCGTGGCCGCCCGCATCTGGCTCTACCCCGACACACCGAGGGCGGCATTTGACGCCATAGGCCCTGGCTTGCAGCAGGCGCTGGCTGCGCAGGCGGGCCTAGGCTGGGACTTGACCCGCTCGTGGCTCATCGCCCGCTTGCAGTGGCCGGGCGTGCACAAGGTCGAGTTGCTCTCGCCGACTGCGGATGCCCGCGCCAGCGCCAACCAGGCGGTGCGCTTGTCGGGCTTGAATCTCGAATTTGCCGGGCGTGACCGATAGCGCCCGCACCCTTGCACTGGAGCGCGCATGACGCCTGAGCACTTGCTGCCCGCCAACGCCACGCCGCTGGAGCAGGCCCTGTCGCAAGCGGGCGATGTGCTGGCCCGGCTGACGCTGCCAGCGGATGCGATTGGACGGTTCAAGATCGAGCCGTCCGATCCGCTGCTGCCTTGGCTGATCTGGGAGTATGGGCTGGGTGAGCTGCTGCCCTACCTGCCCGATCCGCGCCGCGCCATAGCCAGCGGCATACTGTGGCAGCGCCTGCGTGGCACGCCGGCGGCGCTCAGCACCGCCTTGGCCTGGATAGGGATGAGCGCCACGCTGGAGCAAGAGCCGCCCGGCGTGCATTTCGCCTCGTTCCAGCTTGATCCGGGCCGGGTGCTCGACGACGACACGGAGATTGCCCACCTGATCTCGATTGCCCGGCTGTCGGCACCGGCGCGCGCGCGCCTGTCGCGCATCTACCACGGCCACGACCTGCGCCGTGCGGTGCTCAGTGAGAGCCGTTTGGGCCAAGCGCTGCTGTCGGATCACAGCGGCGTGTTTTGGAGGGACGGGCTGACCAAGCTCTCCTTTGGGCGCAGCTTTACCCAAGCCGCGCAAGCCAGCGGCCAAGCGCTCGAGCCCAGCCGCGAAGCGGTGCGCTATGCGGTGGCGCGGCTGCTGGATCGCACCTTGCTGAGTTTTTCGGCCCTGGGCGACCCGGGCCACACGCCCAATGCTCTCTTTGTGCACTCGCGCCTGCGCGCGCTGGCCAATGCGCTGGGCGTGCCAGACCCGATTGGCATGCGGCCCGAGCGGCGCTTTGCTCGGGCGCAGGTGCTGCTCTCGGACAGCACGCCCTTGGGCGACATCAACGCCAACCTGCCGCGCTTTGTCTGGCAGGAGGAGGGGCACCCCATCGCCTTGGGCGCGGGCGACCCGCTGTCGGCCACACCGCACCGGCTGCGCAGAGTCGAGGTGCTAGAGCGCCTGGCGCGGGCGCACCCGGCAGCGCTGGCCGTGCCTGCCTTGCGGCTGCAAGCGCGGCAAGACCGTCTGGCGGCGCATCGGGTGCAGGCCCGCGCCGATCTGGCGCTGGGGATGTGGCACTTGGGCGAGTCGGTGCCCAGCCGGGACGCTGGCGCTTTGGTGCGGCAGCACAGCCCGAGCAATGCGCCGCTGCCCGATGCCGCTGGCTGGCGGCCACGGCTGTACCAGCGCGCACAGGTGCGGCTCTCGGAGTCGGTGCTGGGCGCGCTCAACAGCCGCACCCCACGGCGGGCGCTGGTGCGCACCAGGCCCATGCCCAGGCTGGGCGAGCTCGCCTTGGGCGATGCAGCCGAAGTCGAGTGGCAGGCGCTGACCGAGATGCACAGCGCGGTTTCGGTCTGGTCTGCGGCCGAGCCGTTCGAGTTTGTCGCTGCGCTCGCTGTGCTGCAGCGCCTGCTGGCTCACAGCACCGAGGCCAACACCAGCGCGCAAGCCGCGCCCACGCGCACGGCCTTGTCCAGCAAGCACGCCGCCTGGAGCGGCCAAACCTGGACGGGCGTGCGCTGGCCGAGCTCGAGTTGGACGGACACGCGCGAGTTGATCGGTGCGGGCCACAGCCAAGGGTGATGTGGGCCAGCAGGCGATCTACGAAGAGAAGGTATAGGCGACTTTTTAAGCATCAACCCAGCATCAACCCAGCATCTATCCACCAATTGGAGCACCACCATGGCGATTTTGACTGCCAGCGGTCGCGCCGCGCTTGCCGCCGCGATCAAACAACAAACCTTGCATCTGGCCTTGGGCGAAGGCGACCCCTTGTGGGACACCAGCCTGTCGATCAGCACCTCTTTCGATGAGGCGGGCGTGATCCCGCTGGGCTTTGCGCACTTGGCCGAGATCCGCGTCAGCACGGTCGATGGCCAGACCCTCTATGCGCTCGATGCCGACTACAGCGCCAACGCGCGCGAGGGCGTGCTGCGCCGGCTGCCGGCCAGCACCATCCCCGAGCGCGGCGAGGTGACGGTTGCGTTCAAGGTCTCGCACCCGCCCGAGCCGATTGGGCAAACGGCGCTGCTGCGCGAAGTGGGTCGGCGCTTGGTCAACGAAACGCACTTTGTGGCCGCCGACCCGCAAGGCGAGATCGTGGTGCCCACCGGGCGCTACCGGCTGTCGAGCGAGCCCACCAACCACCTGTTCATCCGGGTGCGCTTTGACTTTGAGGATGCCGCCACCAGCGTGCTGCGCGAGCAGGGCCTGTTCGTGGGCACCCAGACCGACCCCGCTTTGCCCATTGGCCAGCGCTACTTCAGCCCGGCCCAGATCACGGAGCCCGGCATCCTCCTTGTGCTGCAGAACTCGGTGCCCATTGTGCGCGGGCCTTCTACACGCGAGACCTTTGAGTTCGTTGTCACTTTCTAATCTGCGAGGCATCCATGATCGAGCGCCACTACAACCTGTTTGACCCGGCCAAACACTACACCCAGCTGCTGTTTCGTGCCGGAGACGGCCTGCAATCGCGCGAGCTCAACGAAGTCCAGAGCGCCCTGATCCACCGCCTACAAGGCGTGGCCGATGCCTTGCTCAAGGATGGCGACATCGTCAGCGGCGGCCACCTGCAAATCGATGCCGACACCGGCTTGGTCAGCATGGATTTTGCTCGCGTCTATCTGCGCGGAGCGGTGCGCGAGGTGCCCGCCGGCCAATTCACCGTGCCCGTCGATGGCCGCGTGGCCGTGGGCGTGCGCTTTAGCGCCAGCACCGTCACGGAGCTGGAAGACCCCACTTTGCGCGAGCCCGCCGTGGGCGTGCGCAACTACCAAGAACCCGGCGCGGGCCGCTTACAAGAAACCCTGGCCTGGGGCTGGGAGGGGGCTGGCACCAGCGATGGCCAAGGCGGCGACTTCCACGTGGTTTATGCGATCGACAACGGCATCCTCGAGAACCGCCGCCAGCCGCCGGTGCTCGATGGCGTGATCGCCAGCCTGGCGCGCTACGACTACGACGCCAACGGCAACTACGTCACCGAGGGGCTAGACGTGCGCTTCCTGAGCGCCGATGCCCAGACCCAAGAGCACATCTTCTCGGTGGCCGAGGGGCGTGCCAACATCAGCGGCTTCAAGATCGAGCGCAGCCAATCGCAGCGCCTGCGCCTGCCCATCGACCCCGATCTGCAGCGCGTATCCTCGGAGCCGCAGGTGTTCAGCGGGGCAGCCAATGGCTCGATGACGGTCACGCTCAACCGCTCGCCGCTGGCGCAGGTGCTCGACATCAAGGTCACGCAGCAAAAGACCGAGACTGTGGTGCATGGGGCCTTTACTGGCGCGCGCGACGTGCTCCAAGAGCCCACGGTGGTGGCCGTGCTCAGCATCCGCCAGGGCGCGAGCACCTACACCCAGGGCAGCGATTTTAGGGTGGTGGGCGACGAGGTGGACTGGAGCCCAGGCGGGGCAGAGCCGGCACCGGGTTCGAGCTACCAAGTGACCTACCAGTTCATTGCCAGCATCCCGCCCACGGCGCTCACCGACACCGGCTTTAACGTGACGGGCATCGTGTCGGGATCGACGATGTACATCGACTACCTCTGGAAGCTGCCGCGCGTGGATGTGCTGGCGCTCAGCGCCGATGGCCAGATCGAGCGCACCAAGGGCATCAGCCAGGTGCGCAACCCCATCGCGCCGAGCGTGCCGACCTCGCGCCTGGCGCTGGCCGAGATCGTCCACGACTGGAGCAGCAACACCAGCCCGCAGGTGCGCGGCGTGGCGGTGCGCACCATCCGGGTGTCGGAGTTGAGCGCGATGCAGCGCCAGATTGCCTCGCTCTACGACCTGATGGCACTCGAGCGCTTGCGCGTCGATGCCAGCATCCGTGAGCCAGCGGCCAAGCACGGCCTGTTTGTGGACAACTTTTTGGACGATGATCTGCGCGACCAAGGCGCAGACCAAAGCGCCGCGATTGTGGCCGGCGTGCTCACGCTGCCCATCAGCGCATCGGCCCAGCAAGTGCGCGAGAACGGCAACGCGCTCATCACGCTCGACTACACGCTCACCCCGGTGATCGAGCAACTGGCGCGCACCGGCTCGATGCGCATCAACCCCTACCAGGCCTTCGAGCCAGTGCCGGCCCGCGTGACCCTAGACCCGGCTGTGGATCAGTTCACACTGACCCACACCACCTGGGCCTCGGACGTGACCGAGCGCTTGTTCGAGGGCTGGGGCTGGGTCGAGCAGGTCGTCGAGACGCGCCGACGCGAGCATCTGCTGGACTCAAGCAGCGAGCAAGCGCGGTTTTTGCGGCCGCTGCAAGTGGCCTACCGGGTCGATGGCTTTGGGCCGCTAGAGGCGCTGGCGCAGCTGCGCTTTGATGGCATGGGGATTGCGCAGCCTGCGGGCACGGCGGCCAATGCAGCCGGCCTGCTCACGGGCAACTTCCAGATCCCGCAGGCCGTGCCGGCCGGGGCCAAGCTGGTCGAGTTCTTGGGTGCGGGCGGCAGCTATGGCTCGGCCACGTTTGTGGGGCGCGGCCTGATCGTCAACGAAACCCGCCGCCGCATTCTGAGCACCGTGGTGCGCCGCTGGGACCCGCTGGCGCAGACCTTCACACTGCCCGAGCAGCGCATCATCGGCGGGCTGGACTTGTGGTTCACCACCCGCGGCGGGTCAGCACCCGTGATCGTGCAGATACGCGAAACCCAAGTGGGGATGCCCACCACCACGGTGCTAACCGAAGGGCGGCTGGCTTCGGCCAATATCCGCACCGATGGCAACGCGACCCGCATCACGCTCGACCCGGTGGCGCTCCAAGCCGACCGCGAGTACGCCGTGGTGGTGCTCACCGACGATGCCAACCACGCGGTGGCGGTAGCCGAGCTTGGCCGCTTTGACCCGCGCTCCGGCTGGGTCACGGCCCAGCCCTACCAGATCGGCGTGCTGCTCTCGTCCTCCAACGGCATCACCTGGACGCCGCACCAGAGCAAAGACCTGACGTTTCGGCTCTTGGGCTGCCGCTTTACGCAGCAGGCCAAGACGGTGAACCTGGGCCGCTACACGGTCACAGACCTCACCGACATGCTGGTGCTCGCAGGTGTGGAGCGCCCAGCCGCTGGCACCGACGTGCGCTTCGTGGCCACCGATGCCCAAGGCCGCACCCACACCCTGTCGGAAGACCGGGGCCTGACACTGGCCGAGCGGATCTCGGGCAGCCTGGCGCTGGCTGCCGAACTTGCGGGCACCGAGCAGTCCAGCCCCATGCTCTACCCGGGCGCGCAGCTGGTGTTTGGCACGCTGGCCACATCGGGGGTCTATCTGTCGCGCGCCATCCCGGCTGCGGCCACCTTCACGGTGGCGGTGACCTTCGATGAGCTCACGCCGGGCACCTCCAGCGTGTCGGTGCAGGCCGAGACGGGCGCGCCGGGCAGCATGCACGCGCTCACGCTCAGCGGCGGCACGCAGGTGGGCGACGGCTGGGTCGAGCGCACCTACCGCGCCAGCGGCTTGGTCGGGGTGGGTGCTGATCGCAGCACGCGCGTGCGGCTGGAGTTGACGGGCTCGGCCCAGCACCGGCCCTTGGTGCGCAACTTGCGTGTGGTCGTCACATGAGCGCGGGCGGCGACATGAGCGCCATGCGCACGCCGCGCGGCTATCCGCTGCCGCACCCCGATCACCTGCTGTCGGATGACGTGCTGGCCCTGCGCGAAGCCATCACCCGCATCGATGCGGATCTGGCCGCGCAGGCGGCTTCCACACAGCAAGAGCATGACCAACTCACCGAACGACTGCAGCGCCAACAACTGCGGGCGTTTCATTTGTTCAACTTTTAAGGAGCACACCCCATGGCCAGAGACCCCTTGTTGCGCGACGCGGTGCGCGCCATCAAAGCCAAGATCGAAACCGCCGCCGAGATCGCCACACCGGAAGAACTCGCCTACCTGGGCACCGCCATTGACCGCATCGGCGGGCGCGCCACGGTGCTCGAAGTCGAGGAAATCGGCGACATCAAGAAAGACGAGATCACGGCCCACGCTCTGGCGGTGGAGACGGCCACGATCAACACCATCACGGCTACCCGCACGGCCGCCGTGAACACCCTCGCAGACAGCCGCACGACCGCCGAAGCCTCGGTGGCCCAGACCCAGGCTGCGGCGCTGGCGGTGCTGGCGCAGACCCAGACCAGCACGGTGGCCACGGTCAACACGGCCGCCCAAACCGCTATCCAGCAGGCCACGGCCAGCCGCGATCAGGCCGTGAGCGCCACCCAAACCGCGGCCAGCCAGGCCGTGAGCGCCACCCAAACCGCGGCCAGCCAGGCCGTGGCTGCGGCGCAAGCCGCCGCCCACAGCGTCACCCAGCAACTGGTGCTGGGCCGCAGGACTTTTTTCTATGGCCAACTTTAAGGAGTCACCCTGATGACCATTCTGGGAACGGCGCTGCCAGCCGCCAACACGCTGGCAACCCTCTACGAAGTGCCCACTGGACGCCGCACGGTGCTCAATGTGGCCGCCTGCAACCGGGGCGCAACTGCGGCCACGGTGCGCCTGGCGCTGAGCGCATCGGGCACGCCGGGCAACAGCGAATTCATCGAGTTCGATGTCGGCCTGGCCCCGAGCGAGGTGCTCGAGCGCACCGCGCTCTCATTGGCTGCTGGCCAGCGCGTGCTGGTGCAGGCCAATAACGCCCAGGTGTCTTTCAACGCCTGGGGCATCGAGGAGGTCGCGTAATGGGCCGCTTCTTGCGCACAGCCGGCAACGCCGGCACAAACGATCCGCGTGATCCGCGTCTATACCGGAGTCACCAAGAATTCACCACGGCGGGCAGCCACAACTTCACCGTGCCAGCCGGGGTGTCGCGCCTGCGCGCCATTGTGGTGGGCGCGGGCGGCGGCGGCGCTTGCTCCAAGACCAGCAGCCACGCCGGCAATGGCGGCGGCGGTGGCGGTTTTGCGATGGGCGAGTACACCGTCACCCCAGGTCAGGTGCTGGCTATCACGGTCGGGGCCGCAGGCGCGGGCTCGCCCAACAACAACACCAAGGCTGGCAACGGTGGCACATCCAGTGTCGGCGCACTGCTGTCTGCCACCGGCGGCCAGGGGGCGGACGGTCACGGTGCCAGCTTTACAGTAGGCGGCGTGGGCGGTGCAGGCGTGGGTGGCACGCTCTTTAACCGCAGCGGCGGCACCGGCGGCCGGGGCAGCCACGGCGCTTGGGGCTCTGGCTCCGAGAACCACGGCGGCGGCGGCGGTGCTGCCGCCGGGTCTTGGCTGGGCCACGGCGGCAACGGCGGCAACGCGGGCTTTCACGCGCACCACACCGCCGCCGGGGCCGGCGGCGGCGGCATCGGCGGCGCAGGGGGCCACACCACCCAGTGGTCGCAGCAGTCCAGCACCAACTTCGTGGCCGTCTCCGGTGCCGGGGGCGGCTCGGGCGGCCCTGGTGCCAACGGCATCGATGCCGGCCAGGCCAGCGCGCTCAGCGCATCCACCGCGCTCGGGTTCGGCAACGGCGGCCCAGCCCTAGATGGCCGGTTCAGCCTGCCGCAGTGGCTGCACGCACCCTCGGTGCCGGGTGTCGATCCAGTCGATTTTGTGCCGAGCAGCGCAGACCCTAGGCTCTACACCGCTGCGCAGGCCGGGGCGCAGTTTGCGGTGCAGCCGCACTCCTTTGCCACGCCGCGCCTGCTCAACTGCAACGGCGGCGGTGCGGCCGGTGCCTGGGGGGTGGGCACGGCCATTG